AGCTCTTTGTAATGAATTGCTGGACACTCATGATGACATTGACCTGAAACCTATGATGATATCAGTAAGGGAGTCTGCTGATGAGTATGCAATAGATATCATTGAGAGATATACTTCCTATGGTTTATCATGCGGTTTGATTTTAGCAGCCTATTCTGTATATCAGAAAATGCTGGAATCTCAGCGTGTAGGCTTCTAATGACTAGAGAAGCAATTTCAATACAGCACCATAAAGAAACAACAAGAGCAAAGAAAGACAAATTTCAAGAGGCTTTGATGTATCTTTACTTAGGCGGTACTTTATATCTTGACGGGCAATACATCGTTTATCAAGATGGAGATATCTATCATATAGGTTTAGTACATTATGACAAGAAATATTGGGATGACACTTTAGGAAAGGCTCATTGTGATTGGTTGCCGGTTGTAGTGTGGAGTGAAGTACAGAATAAGAAAGTACTTCACATTATGTTATGGTTAGGTAATTATACATCAACACAAAAACCTAAGTACTTCAAGGGAAAAGCAAAGCGAGGGCAAGAGGAAGTATTAACAGGTTTAAAGGCCTGGTTACTTAAAGGAAAAGAGTATTACCGCTGCTTCGGTAATGATCGAGGATTTGCGGCATGGAATCTTTGGATACACTATAGCAACTATGCCGATCTAGAAGAGGCGTTATCTGAGATTGACGATAGCCTCAACGGTAGCTTTTTTGTACCTACTTACTAAAAAGTATTAATTACTTCCTACCCTAAACTAATAGGGTAGGTTTATTTATTAAAATGGAGTGATAAAATGGAAAAGATAAAAGAAAAGATAAAAGTTATAAACTTTCGGATATCTAGGAAATTAGAGCAAGCTATCATTGACACTGGCAAGCTCGAGTATTGCAATATGTCAGAATATATCAGATCACTGATAATAGCAGACATCAAAAAATAACTAATGGAGTGATAAAATGATAAAACATAAATTATGGCATAAGTTAACAAATAAAATGTTCAGTAGGATACATTTTAGATTGCAAGGCATCAGACTAGGGCAAGCTTTAAACATGGACGATAGAATGGAGCTTGATAGATATAGAAGAAAGTATCCTAATGGATAACTAATAAAATACCCTATCTTAATTGATAGGGTTTTTTTTTGCCCTGGTAGAATTGCATGGAGCTTGATAGATATAGAAGACAGAGCCCTTCCTGATCATTCGCAATCAACCAGGAGAAACACCCCCGCGCATGCGGGGAAGACGATATAGAAGAAAGTATCCTAATGGATTGTCCTAATGGATAACTAATAAAATACCCTATCTTAATTGATAGGGTTTTTTTTTGTCTAAAATATCTAGTAACAAAGTACTTAACAAACAATAAGCATACATATGATTACCTATACATCTGTTAAGTAGTTTTCCTCCTGGATGGGATATTAACAGCCAGACAGTTAACAAGGAAACGTCTTTACCCATCCGTATACTGTTCAATACGCACCAAAAATCCAGCCAAAATAGAACGGTTTTTAAAGGGGATGGTAGGCATGAGATTGACAGGAGGTGGTTGAGGGGGTAGGGTAAGGGAGAGGGGGATAGTGGAATGGGAGTTACGAACAATCCTTTTAGATTAGCGATAGAGAAGGTATTTAGTACAGAAGTGTCGAAATTACCAAAATTTAAAAGTTTGCCACAAGGGCAATTAGAAGTTATTAGGGTGAGTTTCATTGAGTTCATGGTACAGGATTTAGCGGGAAGATTTATGAGTACAGATAGTATAGAGTATAAGATTAGGTTAGCTAAGTTTTTTGCGGATTATAGTGGGAACAAGCCTAAGGTTGAGTTTCAGGTACATAGGGAAGTGAATGACTATGAAGAATTGAGTGATGAAGCATTATTAAAAGAAGAACAGAGGTTAATACATGGAGATGTCAAGAACGCAAAGACTGTCGGCTTTGAGGAAGTTGAGGATCGTGAAGGGCCGCAGGAGTTTTCTGGAATATTGCCAGCTTACTGAGCCGGACTTTTATAAGAAAGACAGGTGGCACTTAACACAGTTATGTAATACATTACAGGCTTTCTTTGAGAATAGGATTGTGAGGGTCGTAGGGAGTGAGCTGTGGGAGATTATTGATAAGGTTGATGACTCCAGGGAGTATTGTGAAGAGTTGTATATACAGATGCCTCCCCGGCATGGAAAGACTAGGACGTTAGTTAATTTCTGCTGTTGGATCTTGGGTAACTATAATACACATAAATTCATGTATACCTCTTATAACGATGATACTGCAGCTGACACGTCAAGATTCGTAAGAGATAATATTAAAGAAGAGAAAACGGATCCATATGATTTTATCTTTCATGACTTCTTCCAGGAGAGCATACAGGAAGATAATAGAGCTGTAGCTAAGTGGGCCCTTGAAGGGCAGTTCTTTAACTTCGTGTCCTCTGGTCGAGGGGGATCTGTTACTTCTAAAGGATGTGACACACTTATCATAGATGATCCGGTAAAGAACGAAGAGGATGCCCTGAGTGAGATCCAGGGAGAAAAGACTTGGAAATGGTATACTGGTACATTAACTTCCAGAACTGAGGAAGGGGTTAAGATTATTGTCAATCATACCCGGTGGCCTAAGAGAGATCTTATCCAACGGATGAAAGATAACTATGCTACGAAGAAAGCGAAACCCTACTATGAATTAATAATGCCAGTCTACAATATGAATACACAGAAGATGTTATGTCCGGAACTCATGTCCGAGAAGAGTATGCGTAAGAAGATGGATATCATGGATACGTCTATCTTCCAGGCTAACTACCAGCAGAAAGTAGAAGATCTTAAAGGTAGGATGTACCGGAAGATCAAAACGTATAATCATATTCCTGCTGTTCCGATCGAAGATGAATTAGTTCTAGCCTTCTCTGACTATGCGAAGAACGGGGATAATTATACGACAGAGATTATCGGTAAACTCCGGGAAGTAGGAGAAGATAAGTTCTTTTATATGACTGATCTTCTCTACACACAGGATGCTGTTGAGAACTACGAAGATGAATATATCGATAAACTTAAACTAAATAGAGTTGACACCTTGAAAATAGAGTCTAATAATGGGGGAGAAGAGTTTGCGGTAAGGATGCAGGAAAGACTTTTGAGAGAAGGATCCGATACGGTTATCAATTGGGAATTGTCTATGTCCAATAAAGAAACCAGAATCCTTACAAACTCCGGACTTGTCCAGACCATGATCATCTATCCTAGCAATTGGGAAAAGCTCTGGCCTGAATTTTATAAGCACGTTACCACCTATAGCCGAACTGGAAAGAATGTGTATGATGATGCTCCCGATACTTTGACTATGATAGTAAGAGAAATACAATATGGAGGGATAATTTTATATGGCTAAATTCAAACTTTTTTCCAGGAGTAAGAAGCAATCTCCTATTCAAATTGAAAAAGATATAGATCCGGTGCTAGGTGCTGCACCTTTAGATGACTTTGCCTATGACGAACCGTTCGATGATGGAGATTCTTTGAAGAATCATATATGGGTACTCATAGCAATTAATACTATTAACAGATGTATACAGAGGGCTGACTATGAATTACAGATTGATGGTGTTCATGTTCCTACTAAGTTTGATGCTATCTTTGATAACAGTGGTGGAAACTCTCCAGCTAATACATTATTTTTTCAGTCCTCTCTTTGGTGGGGATGGGAAAGAGAATTTTTCTGGTGGTGGGGTAATGACATGGGATTCCGTGGAGTAGAGTCTGTTACCTGTTTGGATCCCCGGGAAGTTTTTCATCGGATAGATGGTGAAGGTAAAGTACATTTCTATTGGTATGACATTCTTAATGCCAAATACTATGAAATGAAAGAGGGTGAATTCCTCCATATCTTTGAACCGAATGTATATAATAAATACCGGGGAGTATTTCCCCTGGCTATTGCAGGAACCTATTTACTAAAACAGGATAGACTTATTAATCTCGGTAATCTCGATGCCTTACAGAATGGTCCTATCCCGGATATTATCCTATCAGCAAAAAGAAACATATCACCAAAGCAATCGAAGGAAGCTATAGATACCTGGAATGATAAGTATGTTAGATCGAAGGGGGGATCTCGGGTAGCTGTGATTGGTGGTGATGTAACTCCACATATTATGAAGAATGATTTGATTAAATACTTGGATGTGTCTGACTGGAACAGGGGAACGATCCTTGCTGCCTATGGTGTACCGCTGAAGGTTGCCAACGCTGAGAGCGAACGTACAGCTCTCTCCGGAAAGGATTCTAACGAACAGTATGCTGCGTTATTTTCACAAACTATCATCCCGACTATTGATTTATGGGCTGGTGAAATTAACAGACAGCTATTTGCAGCTACCGGAAATCCAGAAATATCTGGAGTATTTAAGCTTGACAAAGTACCAGAGTTGCAAGAAGATGAAAATAGAGTTTCTAAAAGAGAGAACGATGCTATTGCTGCAGGGAAGAAAACCATCAACCAAATCAGGGCTATTCATGGTGAAGCACCTGTACCTTGGGGTGATACATGGTGGAGAGATGCAAAACTTGTAGATGCTACTAAGCCAATTCCGGAGGGGAAAGAATGATAACCGTAAAATTGTTAGGACATAAAGATCAGGTACAATATGATATTACTTCAAGAGCAGAGGGAATAAAACTTTTTAAAGATATATCAACTGATGGTGAGATCATGGATCCGGTTGAAGTGTATAAAGGATTAATCATTGCTCCAGGGAAAACTGTAACTAAAGAAGATACAGATATTATAGAGATTCCTTTTGTCATGTCTGATGGTGGACTAGATCGGGATGATGAGAGAATTCTTATTGCAGGGTGGGATCTAAAGAATTATAAATTAAATCCTGTCTTACAGTGGGCTCATGATGGTAAACGTCCGGCTATTGGTAATATGAAAAGTATTACTACCAAAGATAATCTTGCAGGTATAGCAGTCTTTGCTCCAAAATCTGTGGATCATTTCGCTTGGTCTATTGGAATGAAAGTTTCGTTAGGTATTATATCTGCTGGATCTGTTGGCTTCTTTCCCAAGAAGTACGCTTTCATTGATGATAAGAATGATCCTGCATGGTTAGAGTTCCAGGAACAAGAGCTTTTAGAATTCTCTATCTGTAATGTTCCTTCTAATCCAAGAGCTTTGATTAATCAGAGTGTCATTGATACTAACGGAAAGAGTATGCAGGAAATGGCTGATAGGCTTACTGGATTAGAGGAAATGCTAAAGACTCTAAAAGGTAAGAATGTTGAAATCGTAATATCAGAGGATGCTCCTACAGGAATGTCCTTTGCTGAATTAGGTAAGATACTAAGCAACACAAGTAAAGATGCTTAGTACTACATATATTGCATAAGTATAGCAAATAAAAATTATAGGAGTTAATTATGAATTGGCAAGAAATTTTAGCGAAAGCACTTGTTTTATTTAAAAGGGGAGCAGCATTAAAAACTATCACAGAGGTAGGGGCTGCAGATAAAGAAGGGCTTAATGCTTACTTCAAAGAGAGAGAAGAGTTTAATCAGGATGTTACTGCATACCTAAAAGATATGCCGGGAGCAATCGAATCTCAGTTTACTGCAATCAATGAGACATTGAAGAAAATGCAGAAAGCTGCACTTGAATTCTCTGCACCGAAAAAAGAATTGACCAGAAAAGATGTTGCAAAAGCATTATCACTTGTTGTTCTTTTTGCAGTTAAAGGTCCATCTGCAATCAAATCAGTTAAAAACAAAGAGCTTATGAGTTACATTATTACTCCAGGTGAGTATATGGGTGATGATGTTTCAAGAGAAATGTTTGGAAAGATGTTTCTCATGGGTAAAGATGCTATTGATACTAATCTGTATCCCGGCAGTACAAATGCAGGGCTTACCGTTAATCCGGTATATGAAACAGAGCTGATTAAATATGCTGCATCTGTATCTGTTATGGCAGATAAGATCCGGAAGATGCCAATGACCGCACCCCAGCACTCATGGCCAGCTCTTGATTCTCGTAACATGGCTTTTACACGTACCGATGGTACTAGCTCTGGTATTACTTGGGCTAAAGGAAGTAAGATTGCTTCCTCTGCTGAAGGTCCACGGTTTGGTGCAAGAGTTACGTTGCTTGCAACTACTCTCGCTGCATACGTTCCTTGGGTTGATGAATTCAAAGACGACCTGCAGATAAATGAAGCTCTTGATTCTCTGATCATGGAATGTTTCATGGAAGCATACGCTGTTGACCTTGATACAAATGTACTTGCTGCTTCTACTGATGCTGGAGATATCTATGATGGTATCCTGTACGCTTCTGGAACACAAACTTACCGTGTAGCTGCAGATCAGGTTCTTGGTGTGGATCCTCATGAATTGAAACAAGTACCTCTTAAAATAGCTTCAACAGAACGAATTAATCTTCACTGGATTCTCCATGAAACTGTATTAGCTGAGCTGGTAAGTAAACAAAATGCTTTTGGTGATTATATGTTCTGGCTCCCTGCAACAATGGATACTCCTGCGAAGCTCGCTAATTATCCTTACATCGAATCTGATACTATGCCAGATCTTGCAAGCCTTTCTCCTGGAGATCCCTTCATGGTTCTTGCTAATCCTCAGAATATGTGGATGGGTGAGAGACAGGGGATTGAAATCAAGAAGTATGATTTGACTGCCTACAATCTTGAATATGGTGAGAACTTTACCAGAATGAGAACACGAAATGGTTTCAAGCAGATTAAAACTGCTGCTGCTTGTGTTGTAAAATTAGGTTACTAAAAAAAATATTCTATTGGAGGAATAAATTATGTTTAATATGTTTGGATCTAAAATAAGACCCATAAAAACAAAGACAGCTATTGCTAATACTGCTTTCTTACAGCACATTGAACCGATGTCTGTATACCGTCAGGTAGTTACTCGACTTACTTTGACTAACAGTACAACCGCCCAAACACTTTCTATCATGAACGCTCTTGCACGTACTACTACATCCGCTGCAGCTTTAACGGCACAGAAAGTTCTTGATCTTACTGCTGATCCCGGGGTTGGTACGGTTGCTGGAGTTATCGCATCGGGAGATTTCTGTATAGTTAAGTTGTCAACTGGTAAACACCAGGTTAATGAAGTTGATAGTGTATCAACTCTTGAAATAACTTTTGTTGACGACTTTGATGCTGCAGTCGATAAGGGTGCTGCTGTATATTTCTACGGTACTGAAGGTGATGGACATGAACAGGTTCCTATTGCTGCCAGTGGAGAGACTACTTTTGAATCGAGTGAAGGTTGGTTCGTAGCAGAAAACGCTGGATATCCTTTACTGTTCCATGTGAACAATGCTACCGCTGCCTGTATTTTGCAGGGTGGAGTAGTCATACATACAAATGCTTAATCTATAGGGGCTACTTGGTAGCCCTTTATTCTATGGGAGGATACGAATATGCCAAAGAAATTCAAGAAGCTTTCTAAGAAAACGTTAGAAGGAATTTTTCCGAAGGAGGATAAAAATGACAAAAGATCTAAAAAGAATGAAGGTAAAAAGGGAATTGGACAAGGAACAACGGGAGAAGGACCGGGAAAAGATAGCAAAAAAGATCCGATTGAATCAGGTGAATAAAGATACAGTTAAGGTGGAAAAATAGATGCTTGCAGATTATGCGTTAATGTCTTTTGAGGGATTAGGTAAATGGATTCCCGAACTAAGGGAAAGTGATCAGGGTATATTAGAAATGTATATCAACTCAGCTTCATTACGCATAAGAAATCTGTATGGCGAAGAGATTATTAGAAACACCTATACAGAGATCCATGATTACAAAAGAACTATTCAGTTAAAGAAGTCATGGGTTTCTTCTCTTACTTCTATTACGTATGATGCGTATAGAAAATGGGATGGAGAAAATGATTCTCTCCTAGTAGAAGATACTGATTACTTCTATGAAGATGGATCCCGAATTATTAATCTTTATTTTACTTCCCCTCCTTTTAACTTCCGGAAATCTCTACAGATAATTTATACTGCAGGTCGGTACCGAGTTGACTACGTTTCAGAAGCTACTCCCTCAGATCCATTGGATGGACAGGTATGGTTAAAAGAAAATACGAGAACATACAAACTCTACAGCGGTTCAGCTTGGACTGAGATATCTTCAACATTAATTATTGATGATCTATTTATCAATGCTATGGTTGAAGCTTTAGTATTTAACAAAGCTCGTATTCTCCAGGACAATGTAGGAATTAAAAGCAAACAGGGATCGAGTGTTAATTCATATCATCAACAGGTAGAAATAGATCTTCCCAAGAATATACATGATATGCTAGGGAAAGAAATCAGATTGCTATGACTTCCCTGCCAGCAGTAATTAGTCCAGACTTCACTAAAGTTATTCAAAAGCTTTACAAAGAAGTTGATCGGCAAATTCCCAAAGAACTAGGTAAATATGTAAAAGATATAATCACTATCTCACAGAGGGATATAGCTACCAGGGGATCATGGTCTACCGGTTCAGGATCTATCCACAATGGATTCTCTTCTGATGTCCAGGGTCATACTGCAACTATCTACAACTCTGCCCCTCATGCGTTTCTTAGACAGTGGGGAGAAACTATTGATGGATCCGGTTACATATATAAAAAAGATAAGAAACTGTTTATAAATAAGACAGGGTTTTCTCTGGATGAAATAAAGGCTATGGATCCAGAAGAGTTTAATGATGCATTTGAGTATGGTATAGATTATTGGTTTGCAGATTTTGTCCGGATAGTAAGTAATCCTTATATCGCTATCCCAGGATTAAGTAATGAAGCAAGGAATAAGATAGCCGGGTATAGAGATAATGCTTCTGTATCTGAGAAAGCATATCAATTGTTTATAGATAGTATGATGGAAATAGTAGTACATTTTTTAAAGGTGGTAGATTATGGACACGCTTTACAATACCGATGAACAGATAAGCCAGGGGCTTGATGCTCTGCTTAAAGCAAAATTGAATTTACAGATAGATATCAACAATCTTTTAATAGATGATGAAATCCTAATGAAGCATGTAATAGATGAAAACATTTATAATGATTGGATTAGTGCAGAGGAAATAGCCTCACATAATAATCGTTATCCTGCAATATGCTTCTATCAAGAGCTGGGTGATGGTTCTGACTTTGATAGAATCATAACAAAAGATTTAGAGGTATTCAAACTTGCGGTGTTTACAGATGGAGTTGATGGTGCTATTCTATTAAAAAGATATATAGCCACAGTGAGACAAGTAATAGAAACATATGATAGTACAATATATGATTGTGTGTTTCGTGCTACTGCACCAATACGGAGATATTATACTCCGTTTAAATATGGATCCTCTAAATTGAGGGTCGGTGAATTAACTATACGTATTATTACGGAGGTAAGAAAATGAGTTGTGAATTTAACGAAGGAAGAGAAGCGGCCTTACAAATAGGTATTGCTGCAGCATGGGGTACGAAAGTTCCTGCTACCGTCCGTCTACCGTTCCTGACAGAAGGTTTGAAGTACACCCCGAACTATAAAGAAGCAGAGAATCTTTCCGGTGGAGTTCTGATTAAGAAGATGGATATTATGAGTGAACACGTTGAGGGTGATATTGAAGCTTATTGTACTCCGGATGAAATCGGTTATCTTCTTTACTTGAATCTTGGTGTTGAGTACAAGGTAATTGGTGGACCGGTTGCAAGTACTTATAAACATTATTTCGTTCCAGTTAAATCTGGATTAGGAATGTGCTTACCGTTCTTTTCAGCAGAAGTAGATAGAGTTAAAGAAGTTATGACCTATGACTCTCTTAAAATGAATGGCCTGACAATTAGTGCAGAGAAAGACGGATATGTAATGTTCAACTTTGGTACGGTTGGAAGGGATGAAACTGATGATGGAGCATTGACTGCTGGCTTAACATTGTCTCAGAAGAATTTCTTTAAGTTCCGGAGAGCTGCAGTCTATGGAAGTATCCTTGATTCTGATTATACCGTGTCTGCTACTGGTACAGGTGTAGCTGCTGAGACTTGTACGGTTGTACCGGTTACTTTAACTGGAGCTTCTGGATTAGAAATCTATGTTCCGGTTGTTGACAAAAATGGAGTACGGTCTGTATATGAATTTGTGGGAACTCCTATCACAAGGGCAGCAACTACTTTGACATTTGCTGATTCTCCTGAAGGAGCAACAGACGATGAAATTAATTCAGTTACGCTACCTAGCGGACTGATCGATACTGCTAACTGGAATCTTGCAACAGAAGAGTACGGTGATGTATACAGCTTTGAACATGCCTGGGATAATAACCTTCCGACTGACAGGCAGTCTACTGAAAGCAGTGGTAAATCTACTGAGATGAATCCTCAGAGCAGATCATCTACTCTTTCACTTGGCATGTATTTGAATAATACCGTAAACTACATGAGGAAAGAACGGTTTAAAAAAGGTAGGACTATGACAATCCAGTTGGAGTTTGAAGTACTGGATATCATTACTGGAGCAACGGTATATGAATTTGCTTTACTGATGGAC